CAACTCAGAAGTACACGTAGATTCATTTTCAATAACCTTACTAGCAGATAATTCATAATATTAACAAGCTATTTATTAGCGTAATATATTAGGTATAACATTTTAATTTAATAAAATCAAATTATGACAAAAGTAAAAGAAGACAAAGTAAGCAAAAAAGACCTTGCATTGTTACAGACACACGTTAGCACTATTAACCAAATGAAGGCCGCTATAGGCGACTTGGTCAGCAAGTCATATTCTATGACGGGAGAGTTGAATAAAGCGCAAGACGCTTTTCAGAAGTTCTCAGAGGGATTAGAGCACAAGTATGGAAAGGTGTCTATTAGTGTAGACGATGGTAGTTATGTTACTTTAAACGAAGACGATGGGACTAATACGGAAAATTAGTATTGGACCAGACTATAAAACTGCCATGCACTATTCTGTTGGACAGGAAGTGTATGGTAGAAACATTATAGTTGATATACTACAGCAAGATGATGGATCATTTGTCATCATGATAGAAAAGAACGAAGAGGTGAAGGTTTGGAAGACATTTAATAAAAATGTAGCGATCTCCACGGAAGATAACATCGACTTTGGATAATGAGGAGCGTCCATGATTTTTTAATCACACCAGCAGGTGAACGATATAATAATGTAAGCGAGTCTGGGTTAATCCTTAATACCGAAATGCAAAATCACAATTACGTAAACCGTGAAGCTATAGTATTAAGTTGTCCCATTCTCGGCAATGACACAGGAATAGAAGTAGGAGATACAATATTAATACACCATAATATATTTAGACGCTTTAGAGACGTTAGGGGTATTGAAAAGAACAGTAGAGCCTATTATACAGAAGACAAATATTTTTGTCCAGTGGATCAGATATACATGGTTAAGAAAGAAGACGGATGGGCAGCATTGCCTGGGTTTACTTTTGTACAACCAGTAAAAGATGAAAGAATATTTAGTGAGCATAAAGAAATCCCTTTGAAGGGTATTGTGTCTCATGCGGACATAAACGAACCTGAGGTACGCAAAGGTGATGTTGTCTCATTTACTCCAAGCAGTGAATTTGAATTTACAGTGGAGAATAAAAAAGTGTACAGAATCTTATCTTATAATATAACAACGAACAATGGATATAAACGAAATGAAGTTGCGTATAATCCAAGCAGGAACAGTCGCAGTTGAAGAATTAATAAAAGTTGCTGAAGAACCTATTATAGGAGCTAAAGGCACAATGATCATAGAAGGAGAGGAGGTTGCATTGAATAGCGAAGAGTTGTCAGCAGACAAATTAAAGAATGCAGCAGCTACAAAGAAGCTAGCAATTTTCGATGCTTTTGAGATATTAACCCGTATTCAATTAGAGGAGAATGTTCTAAACGAAGTTGAGGTTGACAAGAAGAAGGCTTTTAAAGGATTTGCTGAATCACGCTCAAGAAAGAAATAATGGAAGCGTATCAACAAGACCTTTATAAAATAGTAACACCTATACCTAAAAACGTTCTTAAGAAAAAGAATCGTTATAAGAAATGGGAGTATGGCTATAATAAAGAACACGACCTAATTATAATCAGTAAGGATGGAACTATCGGTGAGATATATGACATCCAAGGATTGGTTGTGGCTTTGCCTAGAGCTCCAAAAGAAATTAGTGGTCAAGAATTAGCTAAAGAGGATCAACGCTGGACGTACCAGGACGAACCTAAGGAGCTTTCAAAGATTAGGAGTATATTTGAGTGGGAGAACAAACCACAGTCTTTTAAAGACAAATGGTTTACACACATAGATAAGCAGTTTGAACAACGTGAAGATGGATTTTGGTTCATGAATAACGGCGTTGCAACTTATATGACAGGAAGTCATTGGATTTACTTACAACATTCAAAGATCGATGTTGGTGCAGCAGATTTCAGGGAATCGAATAGATTATTCTATTTGTTTTGGGAAGGATGCAAAGCAGATACCAGATCTTATGGTATGGATTACCTAAAGAATAGACGTTCAGGATTTTCATTCATGGCGTCAGGAGAAACGGTTAACCTTGGAACACAGCTATCAGATTCACGATTAGGTATATTATCTAAGACTGGAGCAGATGCAAAAAAGATGTTTACAGACAAAGTAGTTCCTATATCACTGAACTACCCGTTTTACTTTAAACCAATCCAGGATGGTATGGACCGTCCTAAAACAGAATTAGCATATAGAGTTCCCGCTACGAAATTAACAAAGAGGGGAATGATAGTTAAGAACAAAGATGAAGATCAAGAGTTCTTAGACAATATGGAAGGATTAGATACTACTATTGACTGGAAGAATACGGGAGATAATAGTTATGATGGTGAAAAACTAAGATTACTTGTCCATGATGAGAGTAAGAAATGGGAAAAGCCAAACAATATATTAAATAACTGGCGTGTAACAAAAACTTGTTTACGTCTAGGTAGTCGTATCATCGGAAAGTGTATGATGGGAAGTACCTGTAATGCGTTAGCTAAAGGTGGTGAGAATGGAAAAAAACTATGGTTTCAATCAGATGTCTCAAGGCGAAATCGCAATGGACAGACTAGCTCTGGATTATATAGCTTGTTCATACCTATGGAATGGAATTTCGAAGGATTCATCGATTCTTATGGATATCCGGTCTTTGATACTCCAGAAACACCCGTTAGGGCTTTAGACGGATCTTGGATAGAGATAGGCGTTATACAACACTGGCAGAATGAGGTAGATGGTTTAAGGGATGATCCAGATGGATTAAATGAATTTTATCGTCAGTATCCAAGAACAGTTGAACACGCATTTAGAGATGAAACAAAGAATAGCCTATTTAATCTAACTAAGTTATATTCTCAGATAGATTATAATGAAGGCACAAAATATCAGGGGCTTGTCACGAGAGGCAGCTTTCAATGGCAGAATGGAGTCAAGGACACCAGGGTTGAGTTTATGCCTAATCCGAAAGGTAGGTTTTACGTATCCTGGGTTCCAGAACCACACCTGCAAAATAATATAATTAAAAAGAATGGTATCAAATTTCCGGGTAACGAGCACATGGGTGCGTTTGGCTGTGATAGTTATGATATCTCCGGTACTGTTGGCGGGGGCGCTTCTAATGGGGCTTTACATGGTCTTACTAAGTTTAGCATGGAGAATGCTCCACCTAATACATTCTTCTTAGAATACATAGCTAGGCCAGCAACTGCAGATATCTTTTTTGAAGATATACTAATGGCGATCATATTTTATGGTATGCCAATACTATGCGAAAACAATAAGCCTAGATTATTATACCATATTAAGAAAAGAGGGTATAGAGGTTTCTCAATGAATAGACCTGATAAGCTTTGGAATAAGTTATCCGTTGCTGAAAAAGAAATAGGTGGTATACCAAATTCAAGTGAGACAATAAAACAGGATCACGCGGGAGCCATTGAATATTACATCGACAAACATGTAGGAGAGCTTGAAGACGGCGGGTGGGGCAACATGTATTTTAATAGGACTCTAAATGACTGGGTTAAGTTCGATATAACTAAAAGAACAAACTATGATGCGAGTATTAGTTCAGGTTTAGCCATTATGGCATGTAACAGGAATCTATACAGACCGACAGTAAAAAGAGAAAGAACACCAATAAATTTAGGTATTGCAAGATATAATCAGAGTGGAACACACTCTACTATAATTAAATAATCAAAAACTATGGCTGAGTCAGTTATAAAAAGTTATTTTCCAAGTCAGATTGCTACAGATGCAGAAAAGCTTAGTGATGAATACGGATTAACAATAGCGCGAGCTATAGAACAAGAATGGTTTAAAAGCGATTCAGGTTCTAATCGTTTCTATAGTAATCAATCTACATTTCATAATATGCGTTTATACGCAAGAGGAGAGCAATCTGTTCAAAAATATAAAGATGAATTAGCCGTTGACGGTGATCTATCTTATTTAAACTTAGACTGGAAGATAGTTCCTATCGTTCCTAAATTTGTAGACATAATTGTTAACGGTATATCCGAGAGACAGTTTAAGGTTAAAGCATTTTCTGTTGATGAATTTGGCGTATCTAAAAGAACAAAGTATATGGAGTCTATATTGAGAGATATGGATACTCAAGAACTAACAGCTTTTGCAGCTGAAAACTTTGGTGTTGGTTTAGCGGAGAACGATCCAAGCACATTGCCTGACGGTAAAGAAGAGTTTGATCTTCATATGCAAATGAAGTATAAGGATAATGCAGAGATCGCAGAAGAAGAAGCAATAAACAAAATATTAAACGACAATAAATATCAAGGAACAACAGCTAAAAGAGTTACTTACGATTTAACTACTATTGGCATTGGGTGTGTAAAAAATAGGTATTCAGATTCTGAAGGAATAAAAGTTGAGTATGTTGATCCAGCTAATTTAGTTTGGTCATATACAGAAGACCCTTACTTCTCAGATATATACTACGTTGGAGAAGTTCGTACAGTTCATGTAAATGAATTGAAAAAACAATTCCCACATTTAAACAACGATGATTTAGACAAGATAACAAAACAAGGTGTACAACAATCAAACTTTTATAACAGATCAAGTTCTGTGGCAAATGAGGTTGATTCAAACTCTGTACAGGTTCTGTATTTTGACTATAAGACATATATGCATGATGTGCATAAAATTAAAACAACATCTACTGGTGGTTTAAAAGCTATTGAAAGAGATGATACATTTAATCCTCCTGCTGACTTAGAAGGGGATTATGAAAGAACAGCTATAACTAAAGAAGTATTATTTGAAGGCGCATATATTGTAGGCATGAATCAAATGATAAAATGGGAGAAAGCTGAAAATCAAATAAGAAGTGAGGCTGCTATTCAGGAAGTCAAGATGAACTATAGTATGTGTGCACCGCGCATGTATAAAGGTAAGATTGAATCTACTGTTGGCCGTATAATTGGATTTGCAAATATGATCCAGTTAACACACTTAAAGCTACAACAGGTATCTGCTAGAATGGTTCCTGATGGAATTTATATCGATGCTGATGGTTTAGCAGAGATCGATCTTGGTAATGGAACAAACTATAATCCAGCGGAAGCTGTTAAGATGTTCTTTCAAACAGGTTCTGTTATTGGTAGATCATTTACTGGAGAAGGTGATTCTAATCCAGGTAAAGTTCCTATTCAGGAATTATCAACAGGATCAGGTAATAATAAAATACAATCGTTAATAACATTATATAACTATTATCTACAGATGATACGTGATGTGACGGGATTAAACGAAGCAAGAGATGGTAGTATGCCAGATGCAAAAGCATTGGTTGGCGTACAAAAACTAGCTGCTGCAAATTCAAATACAGCTACAAGGCATATAATGGATGGTGGCTTACATATAACACAAGATTTAGCAGACTGTTTAAGTGTACGTATCTCTGATGTGTTAGAATACTCACCGCTAAGAGAAGAATGGATACAAAGTCTAGGTGCGCATAACGTGTCTATCCTGGAAGAATTATCTGATCTACATCTAAGAAGTTTCGGTATATCAATAGAATTAACACCAGACGACGAGGAAAGAGCTGTATTAGAAAACAATATACAAGTAGGATTAGCTAACGGATTCATACACATCCACAATGCAATAGACATTCGTGTAGTGAGGAATCTAAAGACTGCTAATCAATTGCTAAAACGAGCTAAGAGTAAGCAATTCGAAAGACAACAACAAGCTAATAAGGCACATATAC